CTTCAGCTTTTGATGCTGCTCTTGCTCTGTTAACACGTAGGCTTACATCATCATCGCTAGATTTAACAGCAGAGTGCATCCAAATACTAGACAACGGACCTTTAGTAACTTCTCTACGATATCGAGTATTAAACTCTACGTTATCGTCAAGAAATCTTTGTAGTCTATCTCCTGCACCTTCTCCTATCTTTTTGTTAGCATAGGCCTTAGCTTTATTTAAAGCAGACTGAGCAACTTTTCCACCTAGCCTTTGTGCGTTAACAGCATCCAACATCATGTCATTAAACGTAACGTCATCAGCAAGAGTACGGAGATCTTCCATACCCTTCCATATCTGATCAAGTTCAGACTGACCACGTACAACTCTATTCATACCCCTAATAATACGCTCTGAAAAAGCCTTACCTACTACTGTTTCAGCAAGTGTAGCAAGAGGAGAACCCAGACGACGTAGTTTAACAACAGTACTTTGTGCCGCAGGAATAGTCTTGTTTACATCTAAAGCAAAACGACCAGCCACATTATCAAGAAGATCACGACGGTAGGCATTAAGATCATCAACATCAACAAACCCACGAGTAGAGTTCTTACGTAACTCTTTTATTCTTTTGTTTTTACTAACAATCTTATTAAGTTGTTTATTAGGAACACCCATCTCACTGCCAAAGTTAAGCAATCTAAGATTAAAGTTACCTAATTGATTAGGATCTACGCCTTGACGGCCTAGTGCATCAGCAAGAAACTCAGTTTCTCTAATGATTAGTTGATCTACTACTTCGTCATCAGTAAGTTGAGCATCAGGACGTACTACTACCTTCTGAGCAGACAAAGATTGTTGTAGTTCGTTTGTTTGTTGTGAATGTAACGCTTCTGTATTAGTCGATTTTTGAGGAAGTGAAGGCTTAAAGATACTATCTAGCACCCTTCCTGTAACATAACCTGTAGCGGCTCCACCTGCACCGTAGATTAAACGCTCTTCAACCGACTCTCCTGACATAAAACCGTATGTACCAGCATCTATTGTTGACTGCGCTGGAATACTTGTTATACCTGCTTTAGCCATAGCAAGAGAACTAAGAGCAGCGCCGGGTAAAATACCTAAGCCTTCAGCGGCTACAGCTGCTCCAGGATTTAAATATGTATATTCTTCTCTTTCTTTATTGATACGTTCTTTTTCTACGCTATACGAAGTACCTCTTTCAAGAGAGTTAACAAAAGCTTCAAGTTCATCAGCAGTCTCCAGCGTAGCGCCAGCAGCAAACTCACGAGCAAATCCTTTAGCCTTTTCATTCTTACGATTAATCTGCTCTACTACCATTTCACGTATTTCAGGAGGAAGAGAAGATTCATACTCAGGAGCTTGTTCGATTGGTGTTCTTTTTGCTATAACCTTCTTAACCATTTCCTGTATATCATCAGGTAAATCCGAAGAAACAAGGTCAGGACGTTGTAAATCAGAACGCTTAACGTCACCTATACGTGGTCCTCTAGCAGCTTCAAACTCCTCACGAGTCATACCATAAGTACCCATAGGGCTTATTTCTTTTCGTAAAGGAGCGAGTACTTCAGCCGCAGGATCAGGTACTGTAGATGCTGGCTGTTGTCTACCTAAATCAATACCTTGAGTATAGGGATTGTAGCCTTGAGGAGACCCAGCACTGGGAATATCAGGGACGCTGACAGAAGGTCTCGATTGAGACATTAAATCAGTGAGTGTAACGTCAGGCTGATCGATAGTTAGAGGACGAGAAGGTTCGTCAAACTCACGACCATAAGGAATGTCTGGTCCTTGCTTAACAACAGAAGGAGAAACACCTATAAGTTTACGTGCATCTGCTTCTTCTATTTTTAAAACACTAGCTACATCCCTAAAACTAGCACCAGCATCAATAGCTCGTCTAACAAGATCAGGAATTTTGTCAGTAGTAGAATCAAATCTTTCGCCTTCAGGATCTTTAGACAAAATATCTACATATTTCTGAGCAGCAGCACTAGAAGAAAAATCATTAAACTTTTCAGTAGCCTGCTCTAAAGAAATTTTTTCAAGATTTTTTATTTTATTTATAATATCTTTGTCTGACATTAGTTACCACCAGTAACAGAGAGATTACCTCCCGTTGCGATTGCCTTACCAGCACTGAAAATAGCAGAACCAAGTTTATCACTTTTCAGTTTGTCTATCGCCTCTTTTCTTGTTAGTCCGTCCCTCTGCATATAAGCTTGAATAATAGCCTCGTTTTCAGCCGCCTCTTCTTTTTCTGCTGCTGTAATAGCTTCTGATTGTTCTTGTCCGGGTATTAACTTACGCATACCTGACATACCAACATCAATAAGTTCTTGTTGTGTAGCATTAGGATTTATTTGATAGTATAATGCAGCTTGATCTATAAACGTATTTTTTTCAGAGTCAGACATACCTTCTAAAGCATCAGCCATATCGTCGTCACCCCACCACCACGTATTGGTACCTGCTTTTTCAATATCATCTATTAGATTATTAATTCTAATTTTTGCCGCTTTCTCTCCAGTGCGTAAACCAAACTGTCTGTCAACCTCTTCATCTACAGCGGTCATAATATTTTTAACAAGCCTGTTTTTTTCAGTACGCATTAAACCAGATTCAGGATTATTTAACTTATTAAAAGCATCTACTACTTGTGGATTCTCTTTTAAAATAGAACTATTATTTACATAATTAATATAATAGTCTGTCAGCTCACCTTCTTTCATGGCTGTTTCTCTTCCGTCCCTACGATTTTGTAAAGTGTTAGTTGCTTCTAATATATCTGATTGAAGACGAGAAGGAATAGCAACACTTTTACCGCCTATAGCCACTTCCGATGGAACTTCTGTAGACCCAGAAGCTACCATTTGACCAGAAACAACGTTGGTAATAAGCTTATCTTGAGCTACTTGTCGATCAGCAATAAACTTAGCTTTATTTGCTTCTAGTTTGGCAGCTTTTTCTAGTTCACCTGCTCTAGTTAGTTGAGCAATAGCAATGTCAAAACGCTGTTCAGGAGTAGCTGTTGCTAGTTGTTCTTGCATACGCCTCTTTGCAGGAGCAGCACCTATTTGCTGGGCAGCAGTGAACAGCCCTTGTTGATAAGAAGGCTGTAAAAGTCCTTGTAAAAATGTTTCTGAAAACTTAGCCATTTTAAACCCTTACTTAATCAAATAAAATCTTCAAAAGAAAAACCTTCACCTAAAGAACCACCCAGCAAACCTGTACCGACTGCTCCAAAGAGATTAGCTTGACCAATACCTGAAGACAACAATGCCTGAAGACCACTCATTTCTGCTTCGCCGAACAACTCTGCTCCTGATAGCTGACCGCGTTGCGCTAACTGTGCGGTAGTCAAGGAAGGTTGTGTAGCAGCAATAAGTTGTTGTTGTGGTACATAACCAGCACCAAGGAACGCCTGTCCTAGTTGTGCCTGCTGCATCTGTTCTGCTTGCGCTTGCTGCATAGCTGTCAACATTGCTCTGTTACGTGCTTCTTCTTGCGCTGTAGCCATGGCGAGTTGCTCGGGAGTAGCACCACCATAAGCCGCTGAAGACGTACCTAAACGTCCCTGCGCTGCTAGACGCTCTTCTAGTGCAAGACGCTGACGCTCTTCTTCAGGACGCTGTGCGGCACGCATACGATCAAACACAGCTTGTTCACGGGCTGTTGTAGGCATCTGAGCCTGTCCAAAGAACTGACCAGCACCGCCCATTAGCTGCTGTTGTAGAGCTTGCTCTTCTGGAGAGACAGCCATTGTTGTGCCGCCTTCAGGACCAACACCCATCATACCGCCAGTAGCCGTAGTAACAGTAAACGGTCTAAACTCAGATTGAGTCAACCCCTGACGTGCAATATCAGAAGCTTCGCGTCTAGCTTGTTCACCAATGTCTCCTAAACGATCATAGGCACGTTCTGCTAGGTAAACACCTGCGGCTCCTCCTAACAAACCTCCATAGTCCTCAAAAAATTTGCTCATTTTAATTTCTCCCTAATTAAACCGTTTTACCTATTAGCGCAAGTAGGTTAATTTCTTGTAATGACAGAGCAAAGCCATTGATGTCGGATTCAAGACCCACAACGACGGTTGTACCGCTGCCTACAGCATTCAAGCTGCGTTGGTTAGTAAGTTCACCACCAGTAAACTCTGATAGTGGACTAGAGTTAGTGCCAAATTCATTGACGTTAAAAAATGCAGGCTGTTGATTACCTACTGTAAATTCTGTTGTTCTGTAGGACGTACCAAAGTCATACGCAAACTTCATAAATACCGTAGCACTGTTAGCACCTACCAGTGTTGGCTTGATCTTCTTAAGAATCTTAAGACGAGACACATCACCAAATGTCAAACTAGGACTGAAGTATTTAAAACGATAAGAGCTTCCGTTGTCTGAGTAGTCCTTGTACTCACTGATACCGTCTGTTGTCCCTACGTACAATGTACCGTCAGTCAGTCTTTCGTAAGCAGTAAAGACAGAACCGGGCCAACGTGTAACACGAAGAGATCCATCCTCTAGCGCCCCTCTAATATCAAAACAAAATGTTGTTTCTTGTCCTACGAAAGTGAGTAGGTAGAAGTTTTCTTCAGGGCTATAAACAGAGCGGAAGAAACTAGATTCGTTTTGTATCAGACTAATAATGTCTTTTCTAATCGTACGGGATAACGTACTGATCGGCATTGACTTTTCTTGTATAGTTCTGCCAAAGCTACGCAGACCGGTGTGTGACAAAAAGATAACGTCTGTACCTGTATGCTGTACAGTGTCTCTGTCAACACAACCTACGCCTGCTACGGTATCCATAAGAGACATTGTTGCCGGTGCTTCTGCTCCTTGGTACACAACAATGCTGTGTTGTCCAAAGATAATCAACATCCCGTTGTGTGCTGCTAATGCAACAATCTCATCGTAGCCGTCAGGCCACACTTTAGAGATATCAATGTTACCGCGTGTACCACCAGACCAGTCATGACCAATCAGCAGGTCAGACCAGTAAATAGTAGACTTATTGTTAGTAAAGTCAGCAGTCCAGA